ACTCTTATGATGTTGTTGGCAATACAGATGGCTGCACAATCTATTACGAGCATGAGACTGGCACAGATCAAGTAACATCAACCGCCACAACTGCTATAACTTCTAATATACAATCAGGAGACTTTGATATTAGTCAAGGTGGCGATGGTGAATTTTTTGCAAAGATTAGAAGATTTATACCAGACTTTTTATCTCAAACAGGCAACACACAGATTACTTTAAACTTAAGAAACTTTCCAAATAATACCGAGGCAAGTTCATCTCTTGGCCCTTTTACAATCTCATCATCAACAGAGAAAGTTGACACAAGAGCAAGGGCTAGAGCAGTATCCTTAAAAGTTGCAAACACTGCTGCAGCACAAAGTTGGAAACTTGGTGGATTTAGATTAGACATACAACCAGACGGTAGAAGATAATGGCAAAGATAGTACAGATATTAACAAGACCTAGTAAAGAGTATAGACAAGATGTTGCTGATGCACAGGTTAGAGATCTTGATGCTATCGTGCAAAAATTAAATACTACGTTTCAAGAGGAATTAAAACAAGAGGTAGAAGCTCAAAACTTCTTTTTAAATTAATGGCAAATAGTTTCGTAAACGCAAAGGTAGATTTAACATCAACAGACAACACTACGTTGTATACAACACCAACTGCAAACGTTTCTTTGGTTAAATCTTTATTAGTATCTAATGACTCTGGCTCTGGGTGTAATCTAGATGTTACTTTAACAGATAGCTCTGGTAATGTATTTAGTCTATTTAAAAGCAAGACCATAGCAACCAATACAACAACCGAACTTTTGACTCATCCTCTTGTGGTGGAAGAAAGTGAGATATTAAAAGTACAAGCTAGTGACGCGAATGAGCTGCACGTCATAGCTTCTATATTACAAATACAGCCAAGAGAGGTAACTACATAATGAAAGAACTAAAACCAGAAAAAATTATAGAGACTATATCTAACCTAAAAACAGGTGAGATATATAAGGATGAAAAGGAGTGGAAGGCTAAAGGGGTGCCAGAAAAGGACATTCGAAGAGATGTTAAGGTGATTATGCCAAGTCTTGATTTATTTCCAAAAACCAAGTAGATTGAGGATTACAGGATATCAAAGCCTGCCAATAAGGATTTAATTAAATATGCCAATAACAAGAGGACAGATGAAAAGACAATTACGCATGGGTGGAGGCATCATGAATGTCGTGCCTAGAGATAAATTCTTTTTAGGTAAAGTAGCCAAAGCAGTTAAAAAAACAGTTAAAAAAGTTGCTGGTGGCATAGGAGATATTTTATCTTCTGATGTTGGTAAAGTTGCTCTTCTTGGATTAGGAGCATACAAATTTGGACCTTCAATTTTGTCAGGCATACAATCAGCGACACCTAAGTTTGCAACAGATTTTTTAGCTAAAGAAGGAGTAAAAGGAACTTTGGGTGCACTTGTAGGAGGTTCTTTATTAGGTGGCGTAATGGCTAAAGCTCAAGAAGGAGACGAAGAAGCTATTGAAGCAACTCGAAACGTTGATTCTTTAAAAACTTATTTAAGACAAGGATATAGAAATTTAAAAAGCTTTGTAAAAGCTGATGGTACTGAGGATGCAGAAGCGCTTGAAGCTCAAGTAAATAAAGACGTTTCTGAGTATGCATCTGGAGCTGGAGGCTACGCAGAGGGTGGTAGAATAAAATATGCCATGGGTGATAGTGCCAGCGATAACGCTATGCAAGCAGCGGGCATCGAGGGGCTACCTGTAAGACAAAATCCAAAGGGTGTAAAAGAGCTTGATCTTAGAGAAACTGGTGGATTTATACCTCCAGTTGGTATAAAAGAAAAAGAAGATGACATCCCAGCGATGTTGTCTAATAACGAATTTGTATTCACAGCCGATGCTGTAAGAGGCATGGGTGATGGTGATGTTAACAAAGGCGCTGAACGTATGTATAACATGATGAAAACTTTAGAAGCAGGAGGAAGAGTATAATGGCAGAAGTGCAATCAGTAAGACAATTACCACCTGAGTTTATAGAGGCAGCCGGTAAAACATATTTATCAGATTTACAAAAAGCAGTTGGTGATTTTAAAACAACTGATCTTAGTGGTATTATGGGTCGACAGTTTGTTGCTGGACCTGGTGCACTAACAACACAAGCAGAAGGACTAGCTTCAGGACTTGGTGGTTTTCAACCTTTCTTAACACAAGCACAAGCATTGACAGGCCCAACAGCTTATCAGTCCTACATGTCTCCTTTTCAACAAGATGTCATTGATACAACATTAGCAGAGTTTGATAGACAAGCTGCTGCAGGTTTACCCGCGTTATCGGCTCAAGCTATAAGTGCTGGTGCGTTTGGTGGTGGACGAGAGGGTGTACAAAGAGCTGAGTATCAAGCAGCATCAGACAGAAACAGAGCAGCATTACAAGCTCAGTTACTAGGACAAGGATTTACACAAGCGCAAAATTTAGCTCAACAAGATTTTTTAAGAAATATAAATTTAGCACAACAATCACCTGCGTTAGTTGGTCAACAGATTGCAGGTTTAACAACGCTTGGTGGTCAACAACAAGCAAGAGAGCAACAATTATTATCAGCTGATCAACAACTCGCACAAAGACAAGCGTTTCAACCATTAGAAGCAGCTCAAACTTTAGGTGCAGGTATTGTGCCTTTAATATCAGGATACCCTGGTGGAGAGAGAACTATGACAACACCATCACCAAGTGCGTTGCAAACAGGATTAAGTACAGGTGCTACATTAGCTGGTATCTACAGATTAATAAGAGGATAGTATGAGTATAACTTTAAAAAGACCAATGTTTAGAAAAGGCGGAGAAGTAAAAGAGGGTATTATGGAATTAGCTACGCCTAGAAAAAATTATGCAGAAGACGGTGTTGTAAGACAAACAGAAGATGAGATTATTAAAGAAGCTTTTGATATTGCAAATTTATCACCTGGTGCAAGAGCATTAGCAGAAGCTTCAATGAAACTTGGTCAAAGAGGTCGAATATCTAACGAAGATTTATTAACTAACGTTTTAATACAAGGTGGTTTACGAGGTTTATCAACTGCAGGTAAGGGAGGCACACTTGCAAATTTAGCTTCTGCCTTTGAAGCACCTGTAGGTAAAGCTTTACAACAAAGAACATTAGGTAAGCAGCTAGGTATATCTGGAGCTATGAAAGGTCTTGAGCTTGGAGCTAAAACAGATATTTTAGAAAAAAGATTAAAAAATCAACAGCTAAGACCATTAAGAGATACTTTGGTTGAAAAACAATACTCTGATTTATTAACTAGTGCAAAAGATAACAGAACTGTATCAAATTTTCTTAGAGAAAATAAACAAGCAGTACAAACCGCAATTAGAGTTGGAGTAGAAATACCAGTAGGTGTTCCAAAAGAAGCTATAGATCAAGTTAATTTAAAAATTAGTGATCAATTTTTAAGGGCTAATAATAATAGATTCATTATAAACCCTTTTACTAATAGAGTTAATAAAGTTAAACAAGGTAAATTAATACAAGTAGATCAGGAAACTTTTGAAGAAATAGGAGATTAGTTAAATGTCTAGATTATTTGAAGACATAGAAACACTGTCTCCCCCAGAAGACAATAACGAGATTAGTCAAATCAATTCAGCAATGGCCGGTATTGCATCTGGTATTATTAAAGTACCAGAGGGTATTGTGTCTTTAGGCGCAGAGCTTATGGACGCTACTGGTATGACTACAGACGCTGCAGCTAGAGTAGAACAAGCTTTTGATAAAATAAATATATTTGAAGAAAAAGCACAAGAAGCTGCCGCAGGTAGATTAGTTGAAGCTTTAGTGCAGATAGGTGTTCCAGGAGCAGCGGGTGCAAAGATAGCAACAACTCTAGCATCAAAAGCTGTTAAAGCTAAAAGAGCTGGTAGATACTTAAATCCAAGAGCAAATAATTTACAAAAAGGTTTAAAAAAAGCAAAACAATTAGAGCTATCCACAGGTAAAAAAATAGGAGCGATAGCTTTAGGTGGCGCAGCAGGAGAGACTTTAGTTGGCGATGTAGAGGATATTGGAACTATTGGTGATGCTTTTGAAGCTGGCCCAACAGAATTAAATAGAGATGTAGAAGCGGATCCACAAGCAGATGCAACTAGAAAATTGTTAAACAGATTAAAATTTGGTGCAGAGTCTGCGCCATTAACTGGTTTGGTTTTTGCAACAGGATCTGGTTTAAAAATGCTAGCAACGAGAGGCAAGGAGCTTGCTTTTAGTAATAAAAAGTTTGAAAAATTTTTTGATAATATCGGAGGATTTTTTAGACCTAGAGGTAGAAGGCCACAAGAATTATTTTTAACTCAAAGAACAGAAGCTGGTAGAAAAATGGCAGATACAAACTTTGCTATGGAACAAGTAAAACGTATTGATAAAGAGGTTGATTCTATATTTCCTACAGTAAAAAATTTTTTAAATAAAACAACAGAAGAAAATAGAGGGCAGTTTTTAAAAGAGTTAAATGATTTAATGTTTGAAGGTGATTTAAAAAAAGGTATACCAGATGACGCTTTCAAAGCTTTTACAAAAACAGCTAAAAAACAAAAGGCAACTAAAGAAAACATAACTAATTTAGTTACAGCAGCAACTAAAGTTAGAAAAAAATTTAGTGAGTTATTAGACATAACAGCTGAGGGACCTGTTGGTATGGTGGCTGCACCCGGTAAAAAATTACAAATAAATTTAAAAGAGTTAATGGGTGATAGAGTTAAACAATATATTGGAACAACATATAGAATATTTCAAAATCAAGACTTTGGTTTTTATAGCAGATATAAACCTACAGAAGAATCTGTAGAGCAAGCGAAAGAATTATTTAAAAGATACGCAGCTAAAAATAAAAATCCTATTACAGATGAACAAGCTGAAATGATGGTAGATGATGTTTTACGACAAGCAAAACAATATAATCCAAAAAGTAAATTACCTACGTTTGAGTTTGATAATTTAACATTAGGTGCGGATAATCCAATCAACATAAAAACATTTGCACAAACAGTAACAAAAGAATTACCTGATGGCACACAAGAATTAAAAGTTATAGGTAAGGGTAGTAAAATTTTTAGAAAACTATTTGGTGAAATAGAAGACGCTAGATACTCTATATATGAAGGTGTAAACAGACTGTCTACAATAGCAAGAAAAAATCAATTTTTTGATGATATTTTAGATGAAGATCAAAGATTAAAAGATATTGCAACTGTTAACACGCCTGTAGGTCAAAGAGGCTTTTTCTTTGCAAATCCTAAAGATGCAAGAAGTGCTTTACCTAATCAAGAAATAGTAAAAATAGATCCATACGTTAAAGAATATTTTACTGATGGTGTTTTAATAAATAGATTACAAGGTCAATATACATCTAAAGATATAGCAGAGGCATTTGGTAATGCCTCTAGAGTATCACAATGGATGAGAGGAGAAAAAGGTAATGCTTTTACAAGATCTGCATCTTATGCTTACAGAAATTTATTTTTAACACCAAAAGCAGGATCTCAATATGCAAAAACAGTATTGTCCATACCCACACACTTTAGAAATTTCTTCTCTTCAGCTGCATTCTCACTAGCAAATGGTGCTCTTACAAATCCTATTCTTCTTTATAGAGGAGCAAAAAAAGCAAAAGATGTTTTAAACGTAGGATTAAGAGATCCAAAAGCCATGGATTATTATAGAGAACTATTAGAGCTTGGAGTTACAAATTCTAACGTAAGAATGGGTGATCTTAAAAATCTTATGCGTGATGCTAAAGTTTTTGAGTCGGGTAACGTTGCAACTGATACAATTTTAAGACCTATGGTAAAAGCACTAGGAAAATCAGGAGAAGCTGCAAAAAGAGGAGCTAGAAAACTAGGTCAAACAATGCAAGACTTGTATGTAGCAGAGGATGATTTTTGGAAAGTTACAATGTATGAAGTAGAGCAAGCTAGAAGAGGAGCAGCTTATGCAAAAGCTGGTATTAAAAGAACACCTAGACAATTAAAAGAAGAAGCAGCAGATGTGGTGAGAAACACAATACCAAACTATGCTTACGTTGGTGATTTTGTTAGAGCAATGCGTGCTACACCTTTTGGTAATTTTATGTCTTGGCCATCTGAAGTATTTAGAACAGGTGCAGGTATATTTGATAGAGCCATAAAAGATATTAAAGATCCTGTTACTGGTAGTTTAAATTATTTTAAGAGTACAAATCCATTAAAAGGCATAGGGTTAGCTAGATTAGCAGGAGCTGTTACAGCATTTGGAGTTCTACCTTATGGTATTATACAAGGCACAAGAGCCATCTACGGGGTATCAGATAAAGAGGCACAGGCGGCAACAAATCTTGGAGTAGCACCTTGGTCAAAAAACTCACAAAATATTTTGGTTAAAGATCCAGAAACAGGTAAATTATTTTATAGTGATTGGAGTCACAATAATGTTTATGACACTTTAACTAGACCTTTTCAAACAGTTTTAAGAAATGTTCAAAATGGTATTGAGAATGAAGAAGTTTTGTCTAAAGGTTTTTATAAAGGCTTAGTAGAAGCTATGGCTGAAACTGCCAATCCATTTATAGGTGAGTCTATCTTTACAGAAGCCATTGCAGATATTGTAGCAAGAGAGGGGAGAACTAGAGAGGGTAAAGTTTTATATACTGATCAAACACCTAACAATGAAAAATATTCAAGAATGCTAAGACATATAGTTGAAACACAATTACCTCAGTACAAACAGTTTGTAAGAGTAATAGATTCTACGACAGGTAAACCAGATAGAAATGGTGATGTTATTGAAGTAGACAAAGCTCTTGCAGGTGTATTTGGATTTAGACTAATTGAAATTAAACCAAAAGATGCTCTTAAATATAAATTAACAGATTATGTTAAAAACACAGCTAACGCTAGAAAAGAGTTTACCGCTGGCCCCAAAAGTGCATTAAGAGCTAACGCAAAACCAGAAGATGTTATTGAAAGATTTTATGTAACAAATGAGTCTTTATTTAAAGTTCAAAAACAAATGAAAAGAGATTTAGATGATGCAAAAACTTTAGGTTTAGATGATGATGATAGATTTGATGTTTTTCAAGATCGAAATAGAAAAAAAGATTATAATTATTTAGAAGCAGGTGAATTTCAACCTTATTTTCCTAGTAATGATTTAATAGACGTATTTTATAGAAATGCAGAACGGACAGGTCAACCTAACGTATTTGAACAAGTAGAGTCTACTCTTGATAGAATGTACGATAGTTTTTTTAACCTAAATTTTGATGACACTTGGAACTTTAAATTAGAGGACTATTTACCAAGACCACAGCCACAATCTAGAGTGCCATTACCACCACAACCACAACCTAATCCTGCTATTGTGCAGCAACCTACACCTATGCAGACTGGCTTGACACCCGCTGAACAGGCGTTATTATCGGAAGAAGAGAAGATGATTAGACTTCGAAACAGAGGATTAACATAATGGCAATTTATTCATCAAGTATTAGCGACGACACTATTAACGCTTTATTACAGAGTCCAGATGCAAATATGCGTGAGTTAGGACAACAATATAAAGATGCAAAAGAACAACAAGACAAAGAGCTTGGAAGAGATAAAGGTATTATGGGCGCAATTTCTAATATTTTTGGATTTGGTAGTGCTCAGGGAGCTGAACCAGAAATGCCTAGTAGTCAAAAATTTAGTAATCAATTTAGTGTAACACGGCCATCACAGTTTGATTTTAAACCAGAGCCTATAATACCTGGTAATGTAATGGCGGATTCTGTCATGAAAGATGTAGTAGACACACCTACTAGAGAGTTTGGAACTATTAGAGCTGGACAACCTGAGTTAGGTATAAAGGGAGCGCCAGCAGTTCAAGATCTGCCTGTTGATTTTAGTGAGTTAGATGATTTAGAAGCACAAGATGCAGAAGCGCAACAATTAATAGCACAAGCTCAACAAGAAGAGAGAAGAGGTGCATTAGATACACTAAAAGCTTTTGGAAAAGACGTTGCAGGTAGAACATTAGCTTCACAATTTTTAAGTGCTGCAGGTGCAGCAATTGATCCAACTCTTGGATTAGCTGGTGGATTAGCAGGGTTCCTGAAAGGTGGAAATATGTTTGAACCATCACAATCTCAATTAGCTTTTAACGCTTTAACACCATCACAACAACGAGCTGTTGGGTCTATTTACGGACAAGGTGGTATTATGCAAGGATATAATCCTGTATCAGCTTTTGGTAGAGGACCTCGTGGGGCTATTGAAAATAGAATATCTAATATATTAGGAAGAGAAGCTGCACAGACAGCAGCCTCAAGAGCAAAAGTAAGAGAGTTACAACAAGCGTTAACAGATATTGGTGGAGATAGTGGTGGTTCAGGTGATAGCTACGATGGAGCTAGTTCTATGGAAGAATACTCAGCAGATCCAACAGGTTTTTCAGGGAGCTTTTAATGCCAAACGGTAAACCACCAAAAACAACCGGCGAACATTTAGTATCTCTTTACGGATATGTACAAGGATTCAAAAGACAGATAGATCATTTACATCAAGACTTAAGTAAACTAGAAAGAAAAACCGACACTGTAATTTATTGGATTGTTGGTGGCGCGTTTACAACCATACTAACTCTTGTAGGTTTGTTTAATTTGTTTATGAATTAAATCCAGGCTTTTAATTCTTCACCCATTATCTCTGTAGCAATATTAACTTTCTGTCGTAAAGATTTTACAATTTTCATATCAACAGTATCTTCAGCCATAATATCAATATATGTCATGGGTTTTTCTTGTCCGATACGATCTATTCTAGCTTCTGATTGCTGCCTCTTTTCAAGGTCATAACCATTAGAATAATAAATCATTGTTGATGCGCCCGTAAGCGTAATACCATAACCACCCGTTTGCGGTGTGCCAATTATAAATCTTACTGGTGATTCTGGATCTTGTATCTTTTTAATTGCTTTTTGTCTTTCATCTGTTGTTGTATCACCATAATAAGTTACCACCGTATTATTGCCATATTTTTTTGATATAGCCTCTACAATTTTTTCTATATCATATCTGTAATGAGCCCATATAACAGCTTTACCCTCTACTTCTTCTAATATATCCATTAACTGAGTAATACGATTGTTTTTTATTTCTTGTACAGTTCCATCATCTGATTTGAAATGACCACATGTTATTTGGTGTAATCGCATAAGTTGTGTAATAACAGTTGCAGACGTAACCATCTTGCCATTTAAAACTGCAAGTGCTTCTTGTTTCATTTGTTTATAAACTTTCTTTTGTTCGTCTGATAAATCTATCGTACGTTTTAAATATGTTTTACTTGGTAAATCTAAACAATCATCTTTTAAAACTCTGTACGAAAAAGGTTTTATTTTGTCTGATAGTTCAGCTAAGTTTCTATATCCAACTACAATCTCAACTTGTCTACCATGAACTTGTATCTTTCTACATACAGCATATCGTGTTCTAAAAGAATAATAGGAAGATTGATCTAATAACCATGGGTCTAAAAAATTACATTGCGAAAATAAATCTAATGGTGATTTAGTTACAGGGGACCCTGTAAGTATTCTTCTATATTTTGTAAGAGATCTTAAAGATAAAATATTCTTAGTTCTTTTTGCTGCAGGATTTTTTATAGTTGTAGATTCATCTACACCCATCAAAGCATCGTGACTACTTAAAAATCGGTGTGCGAATTGTAGTCCTTTTTTAGTGGAAAAAGCTTCAACGTTCATAATTAATATATGTAAATCTGCACCTGTTGAAAACATAGGTTTTAAATCTTTTGCATTAGGGTCTGTTCTCCACAAACCTATCTTCCTCTGTATATAGTCTGGCATATGATTAGGTATTTCACTATCAAACCAGTTTTTATAAACACCCTTTGGTGCAACAATTAAAGCACCATTAATCCTGCCAGCGTTGTAAAGCATAGCAATATTATCTATTAAAACCTTTGATTTACCTGTACCCATCTCCATAAAGTACGCAAAAACTTCTTTATCCCATGACATTTCAAGGGCCTTACTTTGATGAGCAAAAGGCTTGCTTTTATATTTGTAATGCATAATATATTTTTACTTTCTATTGGAAGCATATATATTATGTGTTAAACAAAGTCAAGAAGGATATATTACTAATGGCAACAGTCTTTGTTATACAAGACATACCAGGATCTAAAGTAGGTACACCTAAAATTAACATTATAGGGGCAACAGAATTTGGTACTTTAAAAGTATTATTACCAGAAAACTCACAAATTATTTTGAGTCCGGCATATGTAATACAGACTTTACGAAAAAAATTACAAGAATATAAAAAAGACGACTATTTACTACTTACAGGTGATCCTGCCATAATTGGTGTGGCCTGTTCTATAGTATCTGATATTACCAACGGTAAATACAACCTACTAAAATGGGATAAACAAGAGAGAAAATATTATCCCGTAGAAATAGATCTATATAAGACTTGACAATAATGTAAAAACCTATATATAGAAAGACGAGAAAGTTATGACAAAAATAGATTTTGAAAAAGATAGAATGCAGTCTGTTGAGCAGATAGATTCTGCTAAACGATTGTCCGACAAAGTTTTAGAATTAAAAGATTTAGAAGATGAGATTGCAAATGCAGAAGAGTCTCTTAAAAAATTAAAAGAGAAAGCAAAAGTAGTTTCGTCTGTAGAAATACCTGCAATGATGGATGACATGCAGATAACAAAATTAAAGCTGAAAGATG